CCGTGACCACTGATCAAATCGTTGAATATCTCCAAAGCAAGCATGGCGAGCGCGTCGGTACTACGGAATTGTTGGGTGCTGCTGAGTACTTCTCTTGCTCCTTTGCCACTGTCAAGAAGCGTCTCATTGACTACAAAGCAGGTATTGGTAAGTGGAATCTGTCTGTGCAAGAAATCAAGCAACAACTTGAGACTGTTGTAAAGCAGAGTGAATCACTTATTCCCCCTAAGGATGCTAACTATGTGCCCTTCGGCAACGCTACTGACCTTAAGAAGATCATCAAGTCTAAGATCTTCTACCCCACATTCATCACGGGACTCTCTGGTAACGGTAAGACCCTTGGTGTTGATCAAGCATGTGCTGCTCTTGGGCGTGAATTAATTCGTGTAAACATTACTGTAGAAACTGATGAAGACGATCTTATTGGCGGTTTCCGTCTTGTCGATGGTAACACTGTATGGCACAATGGACCAGTTATTGAAGCACTTGAGCGTGGAGCAGTGCTCCTACTTGACGAGATCGATCTCGCATCCAACAAAATCCTCTGCCTGCAATCCGTCCTAGAAGGTAAGGGTGTCTTCCTTAAGAAGATTGGTCGTCAGGTCACACCTGCTCCTGGTTTCAACATCTTTGCTACTGCCAATACTAAAGGTAAAGGTAGCGATGACGGTCGTTTCATCGGCACTAACGTACTCAATGAAGCATTCCTTGAGCGTTTCCCTGTGACCTTTGAGCAAGACTATCCTGCTCCTGCTCTTGAGATTAAGATGCTCCACAACTACTGCACCGAGTTGGATTGTTGCGATGATGACTTCATCAAGAATCTTGTTTCTTGGGCAGACATCATCCGTAAGACTTTCAAGGATGGTGGTGTTGATGAGGTAATCTCTACCCGTCGTCTTGTCCACATTATCCGTGCATACAGTATCTTCTCTGACCGTGTGAAGGCAATCAAGGTATGTCTCAACCGTTTTGATGACGAGACTAAGCAGTCATTCATTGAGTTGTATGATAAGATTGATGCCGACGTTGACATCTCTGTTGACAATCCTCTCAATCTCTGATATCCTTTATAGATAACCTCCGTATATTATGGCAAACAAGTATAACGAAGAAGAGATCATCAAGGAGTTGAAAGACTATATCATTGGCACCTATCGGCAACACTATTCCAGTGGTGCCGAAGGTATCCAGACCCTTGATCTCATCAATGCTTGTGGTGACGCTGAGGCATTCTGTAGGAGTAACATCCTAAAGTACGCTTCTCGCTATGACAAGAAAGGCACTGCTAGACGTGACCTTATGAAAGTGCTACACTATGCTGTGTTGCTGATTCACTTCAGCGACCAGTCTACAACAACCGAAACTTACCCCCAGTAATTATGCAAGCCGAAGCAAGACAAACTGTTAAACTGAGTAAGCAAACCATTGATTTACTCCGTAACTTCAGTGGTATTAACAAATCTATTCTTATTGAGCCTGGTAAGTTTGTTGAAACGATGTCAGTCAATAAGAATATCATCGCTGCAAGCGATATCCGTGAGGGAATCCCTGAGCAGATGGCAATCTATGATCTGCCTCTCTTCCTCGGTGCTTTGTCCCTCTTCAAGTCTCCCACTCTCTTCTACCCTGATAGCAAGAAGGTTGTGATCTACGACGAGGACACTAAGGGTAAGACTACCTTCTACTACAGTGATCCCGACATCATCGGCAAAGTCCCTGAGTTTAATCCTAACCTCCCTGAGACTGAGTTATTCTTTGACCTGCCACAGATGGATCTAGAGCAACTGATGCAGGCATCCAAAGTCTATGGTGTGGAAGATCTCTGCATCTATGGATTTGAAGGTGAGTATAGTATCTGTGTAAAGGACAAAAAGAATGACACTTCTAATGTCTTCTCCCTGCCACTGAAGAAACCAACCTTCAGCGACCCAGGTAATATGACAGTTGAGCGTCTTACGTTTTGCTATTGTTTCAAGGTTGAGAATCTGAAACTGCTCCCTGGTAGTTATCATGTAACGCTCTCACGACGTAACATTGCCAACTTCACCAGTCTCTCCAGCTCATCCCTCAACTACTTCATCGCACTAGAGCCTAACAAATGAGTAACAAACTGTTTCTTTGGGTAGAGAAATATCGTCCTCAGACTATTGGAGACTGCATTCTACCAGGAAGCACTAAAGAAATCTTTCAAGGTTTCCTGGATCAGGGTGAGATCCCTAATCTCTTACTCTCAGGGTCTGCTGGTGTTGGTAAAACTACTATCGCTAAGGCACTGTGTAGGGAGTTAGGTGCTGACTGTCTGGTTATCAACGGATCTGACGAAGGTCGTTTCCTCGATACCGTACGTAACCAGGCAAAAGTGTATGCTTCTACAGTCTCTTTGACCTCTACTGCTAAGCATAAGGTCATCATTATTGATGAGGCAGATAACACCACACCTGATGTGCAGATGCTTCTCCGTGCTTGCATCGAAGAGTTTCAGGGGAATTGTAGATTTATCTTTACTTGTAACTACAAGAATAAGATCATCTCTCCCCTACACTCACGATGCTCTGTTGTTGACTTCGCCCTCAAGGGTAAAGATAAGCAGGCATTAGCAGGTGCATTTTTCAACCGTGTGAAAACTATCCTAGATAGTGAAGGCGTCAACTATGAGCCAAAGGTTGTCGCTGAGGTGGTCCAGAAATATTTTCCAGACTTCCGTCGCACACTCAATGAGTTGCAACGGTATTCCTCTTCTGGGAAAATTGATACAGGTATCCTTGGTGTCTCTAATGACATCAACATTACCAACCTCGTGGGATATATTCGCACAAAAGAGTTTACCAACATGAAGAAGTGGGTAACTCAGAATATGGACAACGAGCCCCATTCTATAATGAGAAAAATCTATGATAACCTCTACATCCATGTCCAACCAAAGTCAATTCCTGAAGCAGTGCTGGTCATCTCTGAGTATCAGTATAAGTCTGCTTTCGTTGTTGACCAAGAGATCAACATGGTGGCATTCCTGACCGAATTAATGATGAGATGTGAATTCAAATGAATGTAAAAGTATTCCGTATGCGGTCTGGCGAAGATGTCGTTGCAGACCTGATCGAAGAGACTGAAGATAGTCTCACCTTCTGTAACCCTATTGTCGCTATTCCTAGTGGAGAAGGTAGACTGGGGTTTGCTCCTTGGGCACCACTTCTGAATGGACGTGACGCACCTGTGACTGTCCCCAAAGACTACATTGTATTCGGTCCTCTTGACACTCAAGAGCCAGTGGTCAAACAGTTTGAGCAAATGTTTAGTATCATTGAAACACCTAGTAAAAGACTTGTGATGTAATGATTGAAAAGAGAAGAGCACAGGTTAAATCTAAATTTTATTATATCTTCTGGGGAGTTGCTACTGTCTCTGTGCTGCTAGGTCAGATCTATGTTGGTAGTGGATACCGTAAGTTGCATTACTCTTTGGAAGACCTAATTAATAAGGTTAACGGTGTGATGCTTGAAGTCAAACCAAATCCATATGAGGGCTACATGTGAGACAAAACTACGAACCACTTAACTTATTTCCTATTCAATGTTTTGAGTTTCGTTGTGATCAACTTATGATTGATGATACTCTAGGTCTTGCAAAAGATCTGGTGTATCAAGCATACAACGAACCTACTGGTGTTAAAACCAGTGACGATATTCATCGTGTGGAAGTATTCAAACCACTCATGTCTTGGTTTCAAACATGTATAGACACTGTGCATGTTGATACGGGTCTTGATTGTGATCGTCTGGCAGTCAACAAAGCATGGTCAAATAGGTCCCTAGCAAAGTCTGGTCATCATCATGATGCACACAGGCATCCTATGTCCTACTACAGTGGCATCTTCTACCTCACTCCAGGTGCTCCTACAATCTTTGTGGACCCTCTCTTCCAGAGAGAGTGGGGATCTTTCCACCTAGATGGAAAGATTGGGATGGAGTTGGCATATCATGGTGGTGCTGGTGGGTTGATT